GCGTTTGGTATTGCGATAAAAGCACCCATGCTTAAATGCTTGGGTGCCGGCTCTCCCCCCCCCCCCAATCTTTCGGACGCTAGAAATCATAAAAACATTTCTGTGGAAAACTTAAAAATAGTGCTTGACAGTATGTATGCATTATGATACCATTTTGGATACAGTCGCAATCCGTTACCCGTCCACCCTGAAACCTCTGCGGACGGCTTGTATGAGACACACAAAACAGGAGAATATCAATGAGCGACAACGAGTTTTCTGTCTATCAGTTCTTGGTAGAGGGAATACAAGAGCGTGTGAGACATTTTGTGAGTGCTGAGGAAGCCATGAAGGCAGCCCAGCACTATTGCACGTCTGTTGCAGCCCGTATGGGTATCACTGAGCGTGTGATCGTCACTGATGGTGGTGATTGCACCGTGTTTGAATGGAAGAAAGACGAAGGCGTTGTCTGGCCTCCGTGTGATACACACAAGGAATCGAAATGATCATGGACAACTTGGATAAGGCTGAGGCCCATACCATCACGGCAATACGTAGGTTGGAAATGATCTTGTGGTTCATTCGCAACAAGAAGAGGGTGTCCCCCGACAAACATATCCCAGCCTATTTCGATTCAATTGCGAATGATCTAGTGCAAATCCAGAACGCTATCCTTTCGGACGACGAGTATACAGAGTATGTAGCCAAGGGGTTACACTATGTGAGCAAGACTCATACTTATGCTTACAACGTTGTAAGTAATCTTGATGGTGACACGTTCTACGATATCGATGCTATGTTACCAGTCAAGAAGATGAAGGAGACCGTTCTATTCGCGAGGAAGGACCAATGGTAACATCCCGATATGCATGGCGGAAAGTTCCATTAGAGAGACTCAAAGAGTTTGTGGCACTTGAAGGTATAACTGCACAGGTGCCATTGATTGAGGTAAACAAGAAAGGAGAGGTTAAAATCTGGACTGCCTACGACATTACCCGGACGCATGGAACCTTTACACAGGTATACCACAATGGTATGGTAAAGACTGTTACGGTTGCACCGTCAGGGCGATGCACTGAGATGATTAACAGGAATAGATCGAGGTGAAGCATGACTAAAGCAAAGGTGAATGGGTATAAGTCCTATCCTATTAAGGATAAAGACCCAGTTATTGGCCGATTGCGTAAGATGTTAGAGAATGAGGGGCTGACCTATAAAGAGGTATCAGATTTGTCTGGTGTGTCTTTACAGACCTTCTATAACTGGTTTGATGGTCCTACGCGAAGGCCGCAGTATGCTACAGTGATGGCTATTGCGTATGCGTTGGGATATAAAGCCGTGTTTAGGAAGGGAGTGAATTGGCTGTGAAGTATAGCATGGTGACTACGGTAAATTGGGCTGACAATACGTCCAAAGAGATAAAGTCCAGCTTTAAGGATGATGTTTCTTTAAGACGTGGTATTAAGTTGTTCATGCGTAACGTCCCCGATGCAACAAGCTTCACATTCATTGTCGTGTGTGACACACAAGGAGATAAAGATGTCTGATACCAGTACAGAACTTAGCTATCAAGCGCAGATTGTTATGGACGTTGAGGCCATGCCTGAGCGTCTTAAGTTCCCCGACAAGTCCAATCGTGGTAAGTCGTTCGCTCTACTGATCTTGTGGAAGAAGGTCCAACAGATGGCAGAGAAGAAGTATGAGAAGCTTCTCGAAACCATGATCAAGGACGAGATGATCGATGACCCGAAGAAGATTGAGACTCCGGGTAATCATGTGCTTGCTGAGAGTGGCAAGTTCAGCGTACAGGTTAACGTGAGTGTGCCACGTCGGGAGTTCAATGCTGATTGGCTCTCAGCCAAGCTGATGAAGGACTACAAAGTTCCAGTGAGTATCACTAAGCAACTCATTGAAGAAGCTAAACGCCCCGGAACCACTCAGGTTCGTCGGCTCACTGTAGCCGAAAAGGGAGCGTAGCTCATGGCTCTGGTGTTGGCACCTAGTTTCGATGACCACACCCGTGAGGAAGTGGAGGCGCACCTTGAACAGGTGCGTCTTCGCCGCCTCGCTGGAGCAATGGAATATCATCAATCCAAACTCATGCGACTTGAGCGCGAGCAAGGCTCCCTGAGCAACAAGCTTGCGCGCAACTATGACCAGTTGGGTAAAGCGTTACTGCGTATCGACAAGGATATCTTGAAGGTTGAGGAGTACCTCAACAACTGCCAGATGATGAGAACTGAACTCGATCTGACTGTAGATCGTATCGCTTTATCGAAAAGGAAATAGCATGGCTGACGAAGAGTTCGAGGTAATAGCTGGAAGCCCTGAGCAGGTTGAGGTATTCCTTGACCTACAACGTATGTTGGTGAAGCTGTACAATATGTGGCCCGAGGATACGGCTATTGCCGTTTATGCTGCTGCCGCTGGTAGTGTGGTGTCTCTGATTGAGGCACAGTATGCGGTTCATGTGAGTGAGTGTGAGAACTGCCAGAAAGATAAACGTCCACCCCAGATCGACCTTGTGTCTATTGCCAGATCGAACTTCGATTTCTATTACAATCGGGGCATTGATCAGGCCGTTAAGGACAAGGTTACTGCCAGTGAAATGGTTCACAAGTTCTTCAAGAAGGATATACACTGATGGATTGGAACGAGTTCAATCGGGAACTACAGAACAGGGTAAGTGATACCGGTACACGGTATATACTGGGGTTGATCTATGAACGTTTGCTTGATATCAGTAAGCAAACCGACGTGGCTGGTACGGTTATGTTAGCTATGGCTCAGACCATTAAAGCTTCTATCGAGGCCACTGATGTTGTGGATGATCGAGTGAAGCAACTCAGCAGTTTGATTAAGGGCCGTAGTGATGGTGTGAGTGTTCAGAGCGTTCCCCTAAACGACGAGGATTAATATGCCTTACAAGTTCATCACCATTGCCCCTGATGGCAAGATTGAGTGTGAGACACACAAGAAGCTCCCTGAGTGGAAGGCTCTACAGAAATATGTTGAAGGTCCGTTCCAAATCGTTCCCTATTTCAGTTCAATGGAATTGGATGGCGTCAAGTATAATCGTGGTACTGCGTATTGCAACGAGGAAGGGTGGATCAAGGGCTTACGTCCTAATCCTCTCGCGTCCGCAATGTGGATGAAGGCTTGTCCGAAGGGCGACCCAGAGCGTATGCAGATCGCAGGGACCGTTCTCTTTGTGGTCAAGATCAAGGAGGAAGCATTAGATGTCAAAGCCAGTTAATGGCTTCTTGGCACAAGACGGTTCGTTCTTTGAGAACGAACCGGAGTGCCAGCGTTACGAAGCCGAGCGTGACCTCGCGACCTTGTGTGACACACACGAGATTAACTACGAAAACTTTATGGCTACCTTGAATGCGTGGCACAGCCCAATAGGAAGGTACTACGATGCGGACAACAAATGTGAAGTCCACCAAGTCGGGCGGGCAGTCAGATTTGAAGAGTACTCCGACAGCTCACTTTCATCAACTGAGGGAGATATCCCCAACCCTCCCAGCGGAGACAAAGACTCTCCGGGCTTTCTCGAACAGTCGCTTAGAAGGCATTTCTGAATGCCCAACATTCGGTGTTATCCACATGCAACGTCAGTATCCCCAACACGGACGTGCTATGGCTTTGGAGGCTGGGGAGGCTATGCATCAGTTTTTCGCTGCGATGAGGTGTTGGCAACTCCACAAGTTACAGGGATTACCAGATCACGCAAAGGAATGTGGGAATCGTATTTTTGGGGTAGATCGTTGGGCCGAGGCGTGGAAGAATTGCAGCAAGCAGTTGAACGATATGGATCAACTTGGTCAGCTCGCCGTTGAGGTGCTTAACTCGTCCGGGTTCTATGATGACCCAACCGAAAAGACACGGACGCTATCGAACATGCAAACCGCAGCGGTTGTGTATGCTAAGGATACCTTTCCACATCTATATAACTGGCCGATATGGGTTGCAGATCATAACTCACCGCTCAAACCAATTGGTGTTGAGCAAGTCTTTGATTGCATTCTAGAGTACACTGATGGAAAACGGATCAGATTTATCGGAACACTGGACGGCATTTTGTGCAACGCCTCCAAAGGTAACAGAATTACCATGGCGGAGAACAAGACAGCGGCTAGGATGGACCGTGCTTGGATCGAATCGTTCAAAATGCGCCATCAAATCACAGGTTACATGGCATGTGGCATGGCGATATTTGGCATTGAGATGTGGCACGCCAGAGTGTATGGCTGTAGGGTTAAGCCCATGTACCGGGGCGAAGATGTCCACGTCGAGTCAGTCTCCAGAACCCAAGCCGACATTGATCATTGGGCCAATTGGGTGCGACGACAAGTAGAACTGTTTGAGGAATACCATGTGGACTGGGAACACGCAGAGAGACGTACTCATAGTTGTAATAGGTTCTTTCGTCCTTGTGCTCTCATCCCGTTCTGCGGTGACAGCCCTTCCGGCCGGGTAGAGCAGTGGGATCAAATGATCGCAGTGGTTCCGTCCCCGAGCGAACGTGCGGTGCAGGAATGAATGATGTAGTCAAGTTCCCGATCAAGAGGGGTGTGGATGCCAGCGTTAGGTTGTCCATGCTACTCTGGGGCCAAGCTGGGTCTGGGAAAACTACATGGGCTGCAACGGCACCGGGAGATAAGTTGTGGTTGTCTTTCGGTGAAGGCGAGCATGTGAGTGTCTCACACAGAACTGATGTGTTTGTTATGGACCTGTCAAGTACTCCAGCCGACGAGATATTCAAGCATGGGCTGGGGCGTAACTCGTTTGGGCTTGACCAGCAGCTATATGACCGTAGGAACATCAAAACTGTGGTCGTAGACAATCTTACAGCCATTCAGTATCTGGGCCTTGAGAAGGCCGTCGCAGATGGTATTGGGGCTGGTAAGGGGTTCACTCCTACAATGCAAGCGCCGGGAAGGTCTGCCTACGGCGGCAGGAATGCCAACCTCATTGCATTGATGAAAGCATTGATCTTCGTTACAGGTAAGCACAAATGCAATGTGATATTCATTGCCCATGAGAATGATCCTGTGACTAAGATTGACAACCGTGGCGTAGAGAGTGTTGAGCACATTGGTATGTCTCTAGGTGGGCAACTCGTTAACAATGTAAGTGCTCAATTGTCAGAGATATGGAACTTTCGGCAAGAGCCTATGGGCAAGCGTCAGCGTATCTGCACTGTCCGCGTAAGTGGCTCGCGTAAGCCGATGAAAACTAGGATGTTCGATCAACGGGGAGAGTCCTCTTTCATAGTGAACTATGACCCTACGAAGCCAAACAATTCACTAGGCCAAACTACTATTGCAGGGTTTTGGGAGCAATGGCATAAGGCTGGTATGCAGCGTATCAGTGTTCCTTCTAGCCGTACTGGCGGCGATAAGGAAGATAATGTTGTGATGAAGATTGGTCCGCACTCAGGTTAGTGTGTGACACACAAGGAGGGTAAATATGAAATCAACACAAGCAATGCGTGACCGTATCCGTGAACTGATGCCAAAAGCGTGGGATGATTACGATCGTGCCGTTGGGTGCGTGCTTGATGATCTTGAACAAACACTTGCCCGCATCGAACAACTGGAAGCGGCGCTGCGGGAGATTTCCATTTACGATACAAATATTACCAAGACCATACGTGAAGCTCTCGCACCGGAGCAGGACAAATGAGCGACCTTACTTCTGAGGAATTGGATAGGCTCTACGAAGGGTCAAAGGACGACTGCTGCATCATTGTCGGCAGTGAAGTCCGCCAGATGATTGGCATGATCCGACGCAGCAAAGACGCCGTGTTTCAAGCCAAAGTCGAAGCCGCGTACATACTCGCTGCGGAGATTAGCAAGAGCAAGCAACTAGCCGCCCGCATCGAACAACTGGAAGCGGCGCTGCGAGCGTGCGTCCAGTACCACGTCCAGAACGCCGCCGATTGTCGAGCCATAGCTGCCGTCAATCGAGACAATGACCTCGGGTCAGACAGCGAAACCCACGCCATCGACCACGACATCGCGGCAGAAGATATTGGCGATATCGCCCGTGCCGCTCTCGACAAGTGATTCAGAGCTTCCGACCGGGGAAGTTATCATCATTCGAGTGGGCCGGTCCCTACTCAAAACAGGAGTCACGCCAAAATGGCTGACCATGAAGAACTTGGTATCATCTCGCTTGACGTAACTCTTTCGGACGTTGAACGCCCGCCGGAAATCCCGGTTGGTCGTTACGTTGGGGAGATCCAGTCCGTCGAGCAGAAGACCTCGGGGGCCGGAAACGAATACTTTGCTATTCGCATTCTCGTCCCGAACGAGAACATCCCTGCGGAAGTGGCAGAGCACTACGAAGACGGTGCCCTGTTCTTCTACAATCGTTTGCTCGTTCCCAAGGCGAACGACCGCCGTTCGCTCTGGAACCTCCGCCAGTTCGTGGAGAAGATTGGGCTTGACTCGAATACCAACGAGATCAATCCCAACGAGTGGATGAACCAGACCGTTGGTTTGGTTGTGGGTATGGAGAAGAACCAAGACGGCGAGCTGCGTTCCGCCGTTAAGTCTCTCTTCGCGGCAGAGGAAGCTCCCGCCCGTGAGGAAGACGATGAGGTCGAAGAGAAGCCCGCAGCGAAAGCTACCCGTGCGGGTGGTCGTCGCCGCTAAGTGAGAACGGGGGTTGTGTGTCTCACACAGCCCCCACTCATTCACCCACTGGAGAACACATTATGCCCGATGTTAACCTAATTACAATCTCACTGGCACCACCGCATCCTGACAGCGGCATGGTTCCAACGGTTGTGAGGCTAACAGGACAGGATAAATACAACTTTGATCTAGCAGCGCAGCACCTTGGACTATCAAAAGCCGTACTAATGAGGGTCTTGTTGGTTAAGGGTGCAGAACGAATACTCAACGAACTAGGTATCAAAGCTCAATATGTTCAAAATGATCATATTGATCTTACAAAAGGGGAGACAATGTTCGATGAAAAGACAGGAGATTAAACTGTCTGGTGAACAAGAGGAAGCGGTTGAGATGTGTCTTGATCCTCTCAACCGCATCTTCTCCGTAACCGGGAGAGCCGGTACAGGTAAAACTAGTGTGTTAGGTATTGCGTTTGACGAGACTGTCTCTCAGGTTGGTACAGGTAAGGTTGTGTTGTGTGCCCCAACAGGACGTGCCGCCAAACGTATCTACGAACTCACTGGTATACGTGCTAAGACCATACACAAGCTGTTAGAGTTTCCTCAGCCTGACGACGAGGACAAAGATGGAAAGCCATTACCACCTGACCCTCGACGTAATCGAGAGCGGCCCCTGTACGAGCGTGTCGTATACGTTGATGAGAGTTCGATGCTGTCCCAACAACTATACGAACAGCTTATGGCAGCGTTACCTTCTAACGGACGGATCAGGTTCTTTGGGGATAACGAACAGTTACCACCTGTGGACAAAGGGTCGCCGTTTGAGGAACTGTTAAAGAAGAAAGCGTTCAAACGCCTCAACCGTTGCTTCCGATCAGATGACGAAATCCTGCTCAATGCAGAACGCATCCGCGTCGGGAGACTGCCTATTCGAAACGATAGGTTCGAGATTATCTACACCGAACAACCCATCCGGCAATTGATTAGCTTCACCACGAAGGAGGTATGTCAACGTGGGGTACAGATCATCATGCCAACACGCAACGGCAATTATGGCACTAATCGAGTTAACCCATCGTTACAACTCAAGTTCAATCCCACCGGAGACATACTTCGTGTGGACCGTAAGGCCAAGATCCTTAAGGACGACCCTCCTCCCATTGCATTACGCGGTGGCGACAAGTTCTTGTGGAACCAAAACGATTATCAACTTAAACTGTTCAATGGCGACTTGGGATACATCGATTGGGTCAACTCCGAGGACGGATCGTTACAAATCTCGACAGAAGATCGCCAACTTGTTATACCGCCATTTATACAGACGTATTCTCCTTTTCATGGATCAATCATTCACTACGACCCACGAAAGAAGATCGAGCTTGGATATGCTATTACCACTCATAAGTCACAAGGAAGTGAGTTCGACACAGTGATCTATTGCATGACTCGTGCAGCACCTCGAATGTTACATAGACGTAACTTTTATACTGCGATAACTCGTGCTAAACATAACGTGATCGTAATCTGCGATCGAATGGGAATGACCCAATCCATGAGAAAATACAATGGTGGATAGATATACACCGGCTGATCGAAAGATAGGTGCTTGGCTATCTGCCGCATTGGACGATCCTAAAGTCTGCGAGGAGTTTAGAGCAGACATCTTAGAGTGGTTTGAGGAGAAGGAAATGACTAGTTCACATAAGGATATCCCTGAATATGACGAGACAGTGGTATGTCAAAACCCGGAATGCAAGCACCTCGAAGCCCCTGCAATTACCGGCCTTTATGGTATGGCTGGGGGCGGTGGTCTTGGGGTGTATAGTGTTTGTGAGAATTGTGGCACTGTTCTTACTAAGTCACTAGCCCCAGAAGTGTGTGAGACACACGAAGATGACGAGCCACCGAAAGACTCTCCTGAATATCCTAAGTGGGTCGAACTTAAAGCAAACCAACTGCGTGGAGAACCTGATGTTAAAGATCATAGCGAACCCAAACCCAACCACGACAAGTGATCTAGAGGATCATTTCCGCGCTCATGCATCTGACTTGGGCCTCACGGTCCAAGTCTTTTCGGAGGGTCCATTCAATGCCAGTGTTGCAATTGTGGGGGAGGGTCCGGGACAGTCAGAAGTGGAGCGTGGCCGTCCTTTTATCGGTGGCTCAGGGAAGCTTCTATTTGAGACACTCAAGTCTATCGGTCTACATCGTACTGATGTCTATACAACAAACGTTGTTAAAAGGCAGATCTCTTTATCAAGACATGGTGACGAACGAAACGCCGTCAAGCGAGAAGAACTTGACAAGTGGGCCGACCTGCTTGAGTGGGAGCTTGGACAGTTGCCTAACCTCAAGACAGTTCTCATTATGGGAAACTTCGCACTCAGTGCCCTTCTTGGTGAGGATAAAGTAACGAACTGGAGAGGAAGTGTCATACAAGGCGCGAAGCTTCCCGGCAATCGCCTAGGTACGTATGTCGTAACAATCAACCCCGCATATGCCATGCGGGAGTTGAAGCTCGAACCAGTGTTCACTCTAGATATAAGGAATCGCCTCGGTGCCGTCCTCGCAGGAACATACAAACCTTACAAGATCGAAACGCTTATTAATCCAACGTATCGTCAATGTCTCAAAGAGATTGAAGATATTAAGAAGGCACGAAAGCCAACTTCAATGGACATTGAGTGGATTGCTAGAGAAACAGCCTGTATTGGTTTCGCTAATGATCCGCACCACTCACTCTGCATCAACTGGAGAGACGATAGAGATAACCGTTTCTCCCTTCGCGAAGAAGCTAACATCCTCTACGCGATCCAAGACTTGTGTGACGCACACAAACAAAACGATGTCCCCCTCATTGGACAAAACGCTCAGTTCGATACTTACGCCTTGCGGCTTAAAGATTGGCTCAGTGTATCATTCTCTGATGACACCCTTCTCCAACACCACACTCTATACCCTCAACTTCCTCATAACCTCGGGTTTCTTACGTCACAGTACACGACCCATCCTTTCTATAAGGACGAACTTGAGTCTTGGAAGGAAGGAGGCACTATTGATGATTTCTGGCGCTACAATGGCAAGGATACATGCATCACTCTCCGATGCTGGGAAAGGATGTCGGAGGAACTCAAAAGCCAAGACCTCTGGAGGTTCTACAAAGAACACGTCATGCGAGCCCACCCCCACCTCGTCAGTGCTACCATCCATGGCGTCGCAGTGGATCTCAAACGTAAAGAACAACTTGTAAAGCTTATCAGTGAAGATGTCCAAGGCATCCTTGGTAAGTTTCACGATTGCGTACACGAGCTTACAGGCAATCCGTTCTATGATCCCAATCCCGGCTCATGGCAACAGATGAAGGACTTATACTTCAACAGGCTTCGCCTCAAAGGTCGTGGTACATCCACCGACGAATCCAATCGTATCAATATCTTGAAGAACCCTGAGACTCCACCGCTCGTTAAGGAAATGATCGGATATGTCAACCGATACGCAGAAGAGGCCAAGTTTCTTGGTACATACGCCGACTCGACCGTTGGTCCTGATGGACGATTCCGGTCAGAGTACAAGCAGAATGGAGTCCAAAAGGCACCGGGTCGTCTGTCAAGTGCAGCACTGCTTGATGGGCAAGGTGGGAATATGCAGAACCAACCTCTGCGAGCTAGAGAAATGTACCTATGCGACGAAGGGATGGTCTTTGGATACTTCGACCTTTCACAAGCCGAAGCGCGTGTCGTCGGATGGAGGGCGGGTATCCTCAAATGGCAGAATCAATTTGAGAAAGCCAGACTGGACGGAAAGTATGATTGCCACCGTGCGTTGGCGTCAGAGATGTTTAAGGTGCCATACGATAAGGTGCCTACCTCCGATCACGATGACAACGACAAACCCACTATACGGTATATTGCTAAACGATGCCGACATGGGCTTAACTATCGAATGGAAAGATATAAGCTATCTGAGGTCACAGGGCTATCTTACAACGAAGCAAGCCGCAACTTTGTCATTTATCATAGCACAACACCAGAACTTGAAAGATGGTGGGATGCTGAAGAGGGAAACTTCCGCAAGACTAAGACAGTATTTAACGCGCTCGGTCGAAGGTTCAGAGTTATACAAAGGATCGATGATGATGTCCTCAAATCAATCGTTGCCTTCTACCCCCAGTCAACCATTGGTGACAAGATTACGCAAGTTTGGTACGAGAGTGAGAGCGACGATGAATGGCCCGAAGACGCTCGCGTTGCTATTGACGTGCATGATAACCTTGTATGCATTGCTAGTCCTCGCACTATCAAGACTGCTCTTTCGATAATGATCAAATACGCTGAGAAGCCTATTCCTATTCGTAATGTGTTCACTAACAAGATCGAAGAGCTTATCATCCCGGCTGATGCTAAGATGAGCTATCCAGTAAGCTATGTTTTGGATGATAAGGGTAAGTGGGACTACAAGGAAGATCCAAATGGAGTACATCGATGGTCGCATCTGAAGAAGGTAGAACTCTAACGTTTCGTCGCTGGCATAAACTCCTAGAGCAACTGTTAATAGGCCGTGGCTTACATGGAGGCAAAGAGAGCGAGATAATCAAATACTTTGACGAAGCTGACCCCGATGAACTCAGGGCTTACCTTGAGATGCTAGTCAAAGAGGACAGAGCCCAGAAGTTCTTATACAATCGAACTGTCTACTGGCGGGCTACAGTGAACATCCTCGACGATGAGTACCGGAAAGAGGGATAACAAAAAGGGCTTGTGTGTCACACACAAGCCCTTTTCTTTTAGTAGTCGGGATCAGGTGTCATGCCGTGAGCATCTGGATTAATCCCAAGCTTGTCAGGATCGAGCATGTTGATCTTAAACGGCTTGCCTTTAAGCTCCTTCTGAACTCCGGGCATTTGACTCAATCGTTGCTCTGTAGCCCTGACTGTTTGAAGTATCTGCTGTGTCACCTTGTTACGTCGGCTTTGATAGTATTGCGTAACATCTCTAAAATCTAATGGGTTAACATTACGCTCACGCAGCCATTGCATTGTCTCAGGGTCTTGGAGTTGCTTTGCTACCCAAGCGCTGGCATTGCCTTCATTCACGGTTCGCATCCTAGACGATAGCTGACCGTAAACTCCATACAATCCCCACATAGCTTTGAAGCCAATACCACCCTTCTTCGGTTCATCCTTCTGGAAGGTCTTTTCGATTTCCTTCATAAGTAATCCATAAAGTGGGTTCTTCGGTGGTGCTTGCTGTAAGCCCGGATTAGCTATCAGATCCTTTGCTGCTGTAGGTGGTAGTTCACCCATGAAATCAGCAATGAATGCTCGTCCAGACTTAGAGCCTTTGTTGATCTTAATCCCACCCTGACCCTCATCCCAGACGCGATACCTATACGTAAGATCATCAATGACTTTCTTGTTAGACCAGAGTTCATCGCTCTGGCTGGTAGAGCCACCGCCGCTGTTAGCCGTTCCAGTAGCTTCACCAAGGATAGCAGTTCTGCCAGCAATACGCTTGCCGACTTGCTTAGTGACCGCTCCGGGGACGCTCCACCAGTCAGGCGCACTCATCCCTGCCTGTTGTCCTTGCAGGAATATGTCTGTGATCGATGGGATGATAGCTCTGAAGGTTAACTCTAGTGGGCTTTCACCTCCACCCAGATCGATGTAAGGATTGTTTCGAGTCTTGTACAATGACCCCATGAAGCCGCCTGTGGATACCATGCCTTTCGATCCGAGGAATGCTCCTGCTGCACTGGGCATAGGGGGCACAACTGCGGTTGCGAGGAATCCCCACATGGCTTTCTGTAGATCATCTCCCATATGGTCGAAGTTCTTTCCCATATACTGATGCATGAACGCTCTGGTCATATACCGATTAAAGGCTACCTCTTGATAGTGTCGAGCTTCCCAGCCCTCATTCGGCTTCTTGTATGGATGGGCAAAATAAACATTGTTCATCAGGTTGTGTTCGTTTCGACCATTCATCATATGGTTTACATAGTCGTATTTGATATGCTTGTGCCTGCCCTGTGCGTCTAACACAGGCTGACCATTCTCATCGTATACCGGAACTGGGACGGTACTCCAATGCGCGTTCCACAGATATGCCGTAACCTCTGGCAATACAGCACTAGCGGCAAAGGCAAGGTTTGCTCTTACAGGGTTATCCCTCATAGCTGCGAGCGTGGCACTAGGGCTCTGATACAACACACCCGCCCAAGGTGTAACGCTTCGTGATCCATGTGCGGCAGTGCCGAGGAGGTCCACTGCCTTATTCTGCGCTCCCCATGTCGCTCGCAGGACGTTCTGGGCACCCCTCTGTATTGGGTTCAATGGCCTGTTGAACGACTGCCCTGCACCCGGATCAAACCTGAGCATCTTGCCGCTCTTGTCCCTGTGGAAACCCCTAATGCTTGGGTCGCCTGTATAGTTCTTGAAAACTGCCTGAGAGACTTGAGCGTCAGATAGAGGCTTCCCGTTCTGTGTGGGTCTGTGTGTCTCATCCGAACCCTTGAGCGTCTTGCGAGCCATCTCATATGCAGGTGCTTCTTGGACTGCGGTCAAGAACGAGTTGATAGGCTTGTAGACTTTATTGTGTAATGGATCATAGGTGAAGGCTTTCATCGTGCCTATGGCCTTCTCCATCATGTTAACCACAGGGTTCATGGCATGGTTCTGTCCGAAGAGCTTCCGTGCAGTCACAATCGACTTGGCGACCTCCTGACCTTCCATGACTGAACTCTCGTTGAACCCGCCTGAGACTTGCATCTTACGATAGGCAGAGTCCATATACCATTTCTCTAGGCTGCGAGCGATCAAGTCAGCCTGACCTCCGGTAAGGGTTCTGCCCCATGCAGTATTAGCCAGTGTCTCACCGAAGAACTTAGCAGTGGGTCGTGCCATCTGCGGACCAAGACGAGTTGCTACACCCATTATAGTAGCCACAGGTCCAGAAGGCATTACCCGCTTTCCTGCTGCTGTGCGAATACCTCCGGGAGCTGTTGTCCAGCCCTGTTCCATAGCTCTGATCATGCCTGTGGGTGCAAACCACGGAGCAAAGAAGCCTGTGGTTGTCTTTTGGAATAGGCTCTTAGACTGGGCAAAGGCTTGTTCTAGACCACTCAAAGGCACATGCCCTGAGTTGAAGATACTCACGATCAATGGATCAGCCGTGTAATACTTTACCTCTCCGTTGTGTCTGCGAGTCATCAACGCCCCGGATTCCTTAGCGCCAGAGCCATGGTCTTTAACCCAATCCTTACTACGAGGCGTAAACGCTTTGTCTCCGATATAATCAGAGGCCATTTTGATATAGCGTTGCTCTGCGTCGAAACGCATCTGCGTCTCGAAGGCTCGTATCATGTTCTGCTCTGCAACCTTTAGTGGATCAGCCCCGCCGGTATACTTCTCGATAAGCTTGTCAACCTTCTTAGCTGATGAGAAGATTGGCATTGATGGGTTTTGTATCGCGTGTGCAGTTAGAGCCTTTCCATCCTCAATGGCATACTTACTGTGAGAGGTAACAAAGTCCCGCGTTGCTATCAGGTTGTCCTGATAGTGCCTGAACATCTGCTTCATTTCAGGATGCTGGTTTTCAAGCCAAGTGATCGATTGTGCCACACTATTTTGGTCGTATACATGCCCGATTGTGTTATGCGTAAAATCCTCTTTCTTAGCCTGTTTACTGCCGGGAGGTAGGAACCTGTTCGATGCTATGTTCTTGTTAATCTCTTCGCCAATGATCTTAAGGCGTAGATACTCGTTGAAGTTTGGCACCGCTTTTGCATACTCTGCAATCTTAGCAAGAGACACCTTTACGTTAAACCTATACTCAGGTGCGTTCATCTCCCCTTCCTTGAGAGCTGCACCGATCAGAGCTTGTGCCCCTGAGTTGGTCTGGACCTTCCAGTGTTGTAATACCTCGTTCGCAGCGAGAGGATCAATGCCGTGGCGTGTAGCTTTCTCAAACTTGACTTGCCGTTCGAGTATGTCACTGACTGCTTTACCCGGATCGAGGACACTGGCTTTAAGTCTGTCCACAGGCAAGCTCGCTGCCTCTGTTCCGGGCGCTCCAGTGACAGGCCGTCGCGGATCGAACACACCGTCAAGGCCAAATGGCTTGGCTGTGCGTATCACACGAACCCCTTTTGCAATGAGTGGCATCGACGAACCGAAGCCAACAGCAAAAGCGCCACCATAAACGAACTGACTGATGTCGGCATCGTTCATAGCTACAGGCCCGCCGGGGGTATCGACAATTAATGGAGGCTTGCCAAACACGCTTGCAGCATGAGCAGGACTGATAGGATTAAGGTTGGGAATGGGATAGTTTGTCCCCGCCCACTTCGCAGCGGGGCCGAGATAGTCCTCACCAACCTTAGACATGCCAAGATTAAACAACGTCTTAGCCGCGTTCGGGCCAATATTCTCGCCAACCTTAAACGCGCCAGATGCTACAGCACTATTAGGATCAGCACCACCCCATGCCTTCCATGACTTTGCAGCCGGTTCTGCGGCCATCTGTGTTTCGATACCCCACTTAGTTAAGGGATCATATCCACTGAGTTGTCCTGCGGTAGTGGCACCCCAGCCACCAATGCTACGGCCAATCTGTCCGGGTTGAGACATCATGCCACCGACAAGGCCAGCGGTGAGGTTCCTGTCAAAGCTTTTAATGCCTTCTTTGGCATCATTGGCTCCGCTAGCAATGACCTCACTCCAAGGTGTCTCTGGAGACTTGTTGAGCAATGCCTTGATATTTTCACTCGTCATTGCATTGCTCTCGTTTGACGTAGAGAGAGCTTTAACAACGCCAATGAGTTGATCTAAGAACGAGGCTGATTTAGGTTCAATCGGCTGCTTCACCTCTACAACCGGGGGAGGTGTAATGTTTGCCGGATCAGCCTGATAGTTCATAATCGTGGATAGCATCGTCGGGTTCGTAGCGTCGATCAACGCTCGCGTTCCGTCTGACGTGATACCGGGAATTGGTAAGGTGTCTGTGTGAGACACACTACCCGGAATTTGTCCCGGAACCTGTGTACGCTCGCGCGAAAGCGGCACACGTCCAACCTTCTGCGAACGCCGATTAGGATCGCGTGCAGCATCGATCGCAGCTTCGGTAGCAGCACGGGCGGTACCACCTTGTTGGGCGAGTGGTGTCTTACGCATTAGCTCAGAGATCATAGCCTGAGCTTCTGGAGTATCGTTAAGGCCGCCCTTGGTTAGTTCTGGGCCACCCACATCAGCCCAAGCTCCGGGGTATAGAAACCCATTAGGTAGATTGGGCTCTGCTACTCGCATAGACGGAGCAGTGCCACGCCGCTCAACCTCACGATTGATCCGGTTTGTCCACCAGTTACGAAAGCCTTCCCAAGTCATGTTCTCAGGCTTACGAGCATCAGGAGGCAGGTTGCCTACGATGTTCGTCATTGTGCCATTCTTGAAGAAGCCAAATCCCTGTTGGTGGATTAGATACAGATCACCGGGGGTGGGTTCCTGACCGAACTCTTTGATGAACCTCGCACGATTCCTTTCCATGAGTTTAGCGCCACCAGTAAGGTTGGCAACGGCATCGTATACGTCCTTACCACCACCATACTTTGTCCACTCACTGGCATCCTTAGCTGTGTCGCGTGTGCCTATCTGCAACAATCCTTTGTATTGAGTGTTCTTCCCTTGATTAGCCCACGGGATGCCAGCACTTTCAACTTGGATAAATGCTCCAAGTTGTTCACGAGTCATATTGGGGTACAGGTGCTTAACCTGATCCATTGCACTTTCGACTTCAGGAGAGAACTTCCTTCCCGGCTTACTTTCAGTTGAAAGCATCCTGATCTTGGCATCATCTTTAACCGTGTAATCAGGTTGCTCAAGTTGAGGTGTATCCGGGTCCATGGTGATAGCTACGTCATCAGGCACAGGCGGATCTTGGTTCTCTACTGGCTTCTCGTTTGGGCTTGTAGGTGTAATCTTCTCAGTCTTGACTACCTTTGCAAGCTGCTCAGGCGTTAATTGCACCTTTGGAGGCGCAACGCTCGTCTGAGCAGCATTGAGTTGCTGAAGTTCAATCTTAAGCTTCTCTTGGGGCGTGAGTGTTTCTTCTTCTGCGGGAGCAGTATCATCATCAGGAGTATAATTGCCTAGCGGATCGTAACCCATAATGTTCTCCCGTGTGTCTCACACAACCTTAGTATTCAGCAGCTTCCTCGGGCGGAGCATCATCAGGGGCGCTCTCGCCTTCGAGAACCTCTTCAGCCGCACCATCACCGAACTGCTGATTAAACGAATCGACATTGGGCGGTGACGGATCGGTCTTAAGACGCTCAATGTCAGTTTGGGTCGGAGCTTCGGTTCCTTCCCAGCCACCAGCTTTATCAATCGCGTCAGTAGCTAAAGCTTCGGCATCTTCAGGAGCAGGTGCCCCTTGAGGCGCTTCCATGCCGGGAGGCAGGTTCCCCGGAGGCATGTCCATCGGGCCGGGAACCGGCGGTGCTTGTGCGGCCCCCGGCCCGCCCATACCGCCACCCATTTGCTGCATGTAATCCTGCATACCTTTCATAGCCACAGGGTCTTGCATAAGCTCTTGAAGTTTGCCCTGTAAAGCTTGCGCCATACCACCGCCACCACTTGGAGGCATTCCACCCGGAGGCATGGGAGCCCCTCCACCACCACCACCACCGCCCTGCATTGCAAGTAGTTCATCGATTCCGGCCATTATAGTCTCCTTTGTGTGTCTCACACAGTTATCGGAACTTCCGATTATTTAGGTTTTTATGGATCATCTGCTGGACCAATTGCTCGGCAGAATCAATCCTATTCATGCCTCGTTCAGTCATAACGTCGGATGGTATTTCCATTTCATTATCTAATGTATTAGCAGACGGATCGATGACGGGCGTAACTACGTTACCTCTTGCGTTTCGATCAGGCCGATCCAATGGGATCTGCGAATCATCCATTGGAGGTCGCACAGGGCTTCCCCTTTCTAACATTTCTCGTAGAAAGTCTTCAATCGTGCTACGATTGCCTTCGTATTGCGGCCCTGATATGGGCGGTCCATCAGCGAACCCCGGCGGTCCGAATGAAGGTGCTTCACCGGGAATGCGTTGTGGAGGTGGTCCCATAGGATCAGTAGGATCGTATCCCGGTCCCGGTGGAAGAGGAGGTGCGTATCGGCCATTATAATCCTCGCCATGGGGAGTAGGATCTATGTTACCATCATAGTCCTCAATTTCCATGTCTGGTTCATATCCTGCTGGCATCTTAATCGTCCTCTACAGCAATATCAGGATCGGTTGCGTTCCGTTTGGGTGGATTATCAATGACCTTAGCCACCTCGTCCTCGGCCTTATCTTTCTTCTTATTTGCCGGTAGTTTCAACTGTGCAGGACCACCACCATCTACTCCCGGCGGACGTTCTGAATATCGATCAGGCATTTGAGTGGTAAGATTGCCACTTCGATACTCTTCCATTCGTTTTGCAACATCTGCTGGTTCCATAGACTTCAGCATTCCGCTCTGTCCACCTCTCTTTGCGAAGTCACTGTATTGAGTAAGAATGCGATCTTCCTCTGGTGTGATATTCTTGGCAGTCTTTGGGTTGCCGGCTTTTTCTCGAAGCTCCCTGATCCTTTCGGCAACTGCTCGATTGTCATCCTGCTGCACGCCAATACGTGAGTAGTAATACAGACTATTATCCTTTTTCAAGGGTTTCGTTCTGTCTTTCTCTTCACCCTTCTTAGGCGGCGGCGGACGAACTTCATACCCTTTGAAGCTGGGCTGCGATGGCGTGTACTCCTGTGGCCTTTGTGATGGAGGCGGTGGAATGGGCACTCCCGGAGGCACAGGTGGGGTTACGTTCGGAGATGGTTGTGTAGCTGCTGGAGCTTGTACTGGGGGCTTTGATTGTTCGGCTTTAGCCTTAGCCTGAGCCACAAGCGCAGGAATGAGCTGCTCAGGTCCAGCCTGAACAGGTGCTGCTCCACTTGCAAACGGATCTTTGGGCGGTGCTGGTGCAGCCACAGCCGAAGACAAGCTCGGTTTGCCTTGATCTTTAGGTGGCGTTGGCGCACTGCCTCCACCGCCAATCAAACCAGCTACCATGTCATAAGCAGCATCTCCAAATGTTCTGATTGGTGCTTTTGGATCTTTTGGCGGCGTCGGCGCACTGTCTCCACCATTGTACGGAAACGTTTTCGGGCTTCCGGGAGGCGGTTGAGCGGTTAGGAAGTCACCTAATACCTGTGCTACTTTAGACATCACGCCGGGGTCAGGTCGTCCGGGTGCCCCTGACGGGCGTCCTTGAGGCATAGGAATGCCCGACGTTGCGCTCGGGTTGATTTCAGGAGGCAATGGAGCATCACTCGGCCGCGACCTTGGCATTGGTGTCGGCAACGATGGAGGCGGGGGAGCCTGTACCTTTGGCTGTGGAGGCATCTGTGATGCTTGAGTTTTCTGAGGTGCTTGCACTGGTGCTTGCACTTGAGGTTTGTTTGTTGGCTGTACTTGATAGCTGGGCACACCAAGTTTTCGTGCAGCCTGATCCTGTACCTGTCCGGGATTTCTTTGAGGACGCTCATTCGACATAGGTATTCGTGTGTCGCCATAGCGTTTTGCGCTCTGTCCAATCGGCATAGTGGGCTTAGGCCCAGCAGCACCACCGGGCATACCGAACATCTTAGAAATATTTTGAATGTCCTGTGGTCCTGACATAACTATCTCCTGTGTGTCTCACACACTAACTGAAATCGTAATCGGTGCTTGTATTGACTCGATCATTTTCATCAAAGCCCCAAGTAGACTTGCCATATGCGGTTGTACCACCATATGTGGTTTCATCTTCTTGACCTTTGGAGTTCTTTGTACCTTTACCAATCGAAGCGAGTGACTTCGCTATGCCGCTGAGGTCAGGCGACTTACCTGCGGCAGTGGCTAAACTGTCAAAAGCTCCACTAACGCCACGGGTTCCGGCATTAAAAGCGCTTAACATGGCCTGTTGTTGAGCCCCGGTCGAGTCAGCAAGAGCACTCCTTGGGATATTAGGAATATCACCTCCCTGAGCCATGAGTTCGCCCCATGCTTTCATAGGCGTTCCCCATTGAGCTTCATGAAGTTGCTGCCTTCCAGCGAACTCCTTAACTGCCTCATTACGAGCGTTAAGCATACGGTTCTGTGTATTTGCAGCATTACCAAGCTTTTGGTCAGCCGATTGGATGATCTTTGTGGCATCAGCACCACGGCCAAGTCTGGCCGCTTGACGCATAACAAGAGCCTGTTCTGCCTTGGTTTTCATCTGCTCGTTCTGGGCCATAAGGCCGGTAAGTTCGCTCCGAATAGCCCCTTCGCTTCGAGGCTGATCGTACTGATAGCCTGCGGCTGCCTTCTTAAACGGGTCAATGGCATCGTGCGCTCGCGCCTGAACCGCTCTTTTTACCTTTCGAGCTTCACCTGCGTCTTGAAGCCCGAGCAGTTGTTCCTTCTCGCCACCCTGCATGAGCTTCTTTTGAGTAGGCGTGAGGTTCACGTTCCACTCGTTTAGAAGCTCATCATAGGCGGTTTTGTTACCATATTGATCGCTCCGCGATGCACTCGCGAAGCGGTCTTGTTTGTCAGCGCGCTGCTTTTCCCAATTAAACTTGGCGTATTGGAACATAAGCTGATCGTGCTGGGCTTGCGCTTGCAGCCCCGCTCCGATCAGCCCAGTGATTGCTCCCATCATTTCCATTCGAGCCTCCGGTTTTCTGTGTGTCTCACACAGACACTAGAAAATAGAGTTTGCATTCTTGGTGTTATCGTCATCCTCAGTATCCGTGTCCTCGGTATTCCCGCCAGCCGCACCCGGATTGAATGCCGTATTGCCCAGTCCTTGGCCAGCTCCGCCGATTGCTGCAAGTCCAGCAGTGTTAAAGAGTTGTCCGGGGACTTGAGCCCTAATCGAATCGCCCAGCGTCGATATGAAGTCGTTGAAGTCCGTGTCCGCCTCTCCCTGATAGGAATACGGATCGAATGAAGCTCCCAACTGCAAACCAGATGCTGACTGCCTAGCTCTGTTGCTAATGTCACGAAGGTCTTGCTGTTCTTTGGTAAGTAATCCTGTGCCGATCTCATTGAGGCGAGATCGAACCCCGGCACGTTGACCTTCAAGATCCTTCTGGGCCGACGAGTATCCTCCAGAGGTAAGCACACCACGATCAAGCATGTTCTTGATGATCTTATCGGCATCGGCATATTGCTCCCCTTCAATCCCGGCGAGGTAGGGATCGTCCGTGGTCATGCCGACTCTCCGCATCTCCCATTCAGGTGCGAATATCTCGTTGAGTTGGTTCCCGTATTTCGTGCGCTCGCCGGTCTGGAGCGTATCATAGATCGTCTGTCCTGCCCCTGAGAAAGCTGCACCGGGGTTTTCATCCTCGGGCGAGATGCCTGAAAGGATACCATTCAATTGAGAATCAATAGAACCGGCATACTTATCAGGATCGATACCCATAGAACTGAAGTAGTTTCTCACGTCGCCACCAGCACCTGAGCGTACCGTACCACGAAGTGCGCTTAGATCGGCTTTCTTCGTAGCCGCTTCCGCAGCTACGCGCTCACGTTCTTCCTTTGCCGCAGCTTGACGAGACTGTTCGACTGCCAACGAGTTGTCGGGAGGGGGGCTTGAACCAGACATCATTTGTCTCCGTATGTTGAAAGATGATAGATTGAGCCTACTTCATTAAATCCAAGTCTAGTTAGCAAGATGTCGTAAAGTGCGTACTCTCTAGAACCTTTGGGGAACGAGCCTCCACTATGCGAGGCACGAATGAGCTTCGCCCCTTTCTGAAGCGCCCAGTCACGGTAGGCATGAATGAGTTTTCGCACATTTTCATAAGAGCGATATTCAGGCTCAACCCACATGAATATATCGTCAGCCACGAAGTCAAGTGACATGAGACTACGTACGCACCAAGCTCCACCGAATCCTTGAACCATGTCGTGTGAGTCACACAAGACCCAGCCCGCGAAGGATTCAGCGTTGTCGATATTATGCGTAAGGACATATTCGATCCTATCTCGGTCGGGTTTTATCATTGCGTAGTTTGGTAGCTGGGGTAGTGCGAGCATTAGCAGGTTTAGTGTTCGCGGGATGTCCTTTGGTTGGTACAGCCTTAGGTTCAGGTTTCGGCTTTGTTCCATTTTTGTGTTCCATAAAGATGTCAAATTCCAACAGCGGAACGCCTTCCACGGTGCGTAGTCTGTTTTCATGATCGTAGAGGATTCGATCCTCGATTGTTGGTTCAGGTGGAACTTTCTCAGGTGGGACATACGGATCAGGCACGCCGCCATCTTCGAGCCACTTGAGGTACTCCGCGTAATCGCGATTGGCGGGATCAGCCGGAATACATGCACCGTCTTCGGTGCGGATAATGCTGTCGTTTGAAGTGAGTTGATATTCAGACATTAGAACCTCGCATTCACGATTACGCCGCTGGCCGGATTGCTTACAGCAGCCGCTGTCTTTCCTGTAGATACAGCCTGATCTGTGCTGGCATCAACGACCCAAGCCGTTGAATTGCTTTTATTGGAAATCACGCCGACCACGTTAAAAGCCTGTACGTCAGTGGTGAAACCTACAGCCCCGAGGATCGACGCTGAAGGGGATGTTCGCATCTCGACAGGGAAGGGAAAACCCCAGTCATAAACCCCGGCACTGCCATTCGAGATAGCTGTCCCCGGTGGGTTTAGAATCTTCTGATAGTACCGCTTGCATAGTATCAATTCCTGATCGTAGGGCCGCATCACCAGCGGCGCTTTCGCGTAGGTCGGCAGTTCGACACCGGGCAATACAATCAGGCCGGTAATGCTCATTCGATTCTCGCCGGTGACGCCATTGATGGTGGTGGTGGAGCCGAGGAAATTGCCGTTCGTCCAGACCCCCGCTGCCGTCTTGAAAGTACTACCCGTCATCATCGTAAAGTTTATGGCGAGACCGACGCCTGCCCCGGTGTCCGGGCCTCCTGCCGTATCACCGGGGATCGTGATGGTTTTCCATTCCCAAGCACGCGCCACGATGATCGTGAAGTTGAATGTATATGAGCGGTTATTGTTGGAGTGGCGTACTGATCCTGAATAACTCCCCGGTATAAGGGCTGCAACCCAAAAGCCTATCGAGATTGGCTGCGCATTCGTCTTGCCCCATCCCAAGCGTGCAGACCGATAGCCTTCAATGAAATGAGTGATGAAAAGGTAGTCATTAGCGCCGGGAGAAGGATTATAAACATTCAGCCACATCGAGACAGCATTGATGTAGCCCGGAACATTCAGGCTTCCCGGCCCTGCCGTCAGTGTTGGGTCCGCCGCCCACGAAATGGACTGCGCACCAACGCTATCTACCCGCCAGCCATCTGCGAGGTACTTTGCGACTGTAGTACCGCCGGGGCCGCCGTAGATCGACTGGGTGCCGAACTCCTGACTGACGCAGACATCGCCGTTGACCTGCATCCCCGAATACGCCATCGCGTCGAGCGGCGCAGCGTAGATGTTCGTGCGGCCCTGTATTTGTTGGGCTTCGGTCAGGCCCTGAACTGTGTCATAACGCACAGTACCAACAGAAGCAATGGTGCTTTGTGAAGCCCATTTCTCACCGTCCCACTTATATCCCAAGAACGCTTGGTTAAGGGTTGGTGCGTTTGGAAAATCTATTGCCATTTGTGTGTCTCACACAGGTTTAAGTTATGAGGCCTCGTAAAAACCCGCACCATGCAGCATGTCGCCTGCATTCATGCCAGCCGTGTTGTTTGCCGTTACGTTCAGCGCGACTGCCGAACTCCCAGCAGCAATCGAGCCGCACCAGCCAAGACCCGTCCGTATAACTTCACGGGCATTGAAAAACCCGTTGGCACATCCGGGAGTGTTGGCGCACGGAAACGGCAGCGTGAAACCCATGAAGCCGCCGGTCACGGTGCAACTAATCTGAAACGAGACATACATGGTCTTGCCAATTCTTTTGTAGCGAACCGTGCCGGTACCGGAGCCGCCTCCGGAGAAGGTCGGGAATGCCGATGTGGAGGCCCATGCACTGCCGTCAACCGGCACAGCATTCAACGCGGTAGTAACGAACCCCGTTGTCGCAATTGAGTTGTCGTTATCGCCCGGTGATGGCGTCGGAGCCTGTGGATTGCCAGTAAAGATAGGACTGTCGAGCGGGGCTGTATTTCCTAGAACTGAAATCCATTGCGTAGACGATCCGTCATTGTATCTAAAATAGGTAATCCCTGTATCGGTTTCCAGCCAGATCGAATTGTCAAGAGCGCCAGCCGGTGGTGTGTCCGACGCATAGTGTGCTGCGCCGCCAATGGATGTTATAGCCCACTTCTCGCCGTCCCAAGTATAGTTGTTATACACTTGGCCTATCGTGGGTGCGTTGGGGAAGTCAAATGCCATTATAGCCTCGCGTTAAGATGAAATATACCACCCTGTGTAAAGCCAACCCTAAATGGAGTAGCCACTGGCGTTATATTAAAAGCTAACCACATCGAAGTAGCACTAATAGGATCACCACCATAAGAAGTAACGCTCGTAAAATCATGAATACCAACCAAAGTATTTAGGGCGCCTGCATAATTCTTAGGAACTATCGTCGGTGGTCCTCGCATACTCACAAGGTTATAATATACCGCAGTGAAAACAGTACCGCCGCTATCAACCTCTCCCATCACTGCGTTAGACAGTTGGAAATATCGCCTGCATGTTTGTAATTCGGTAGCGTAATCCGGTATCACAAACGACGGGGCAACAGTGCCTTCGGTGAGCGACACGTCGAACAGTTCAAAGACATTACCATTTGTGCCAAAGAGATTGAATTGATTGGGACTGGCTAGAAAATTACCGTTTGTCCATATACCGGCGGCTGTCCTGAAAGTCGTCCCGACTATAAAATTCCAAGAAATGTAACACCCGGCTGTATTACCAACGGCCCACGTTCCGCTGGTATCAAGCTGTATTGAAATTGACTTCACTACGTCAATATTAGCCTCTCCCACTGTGATGACATATTCCGCGATATAGGATCGATCGGTGGCCGCATTGCGAAATGCAACACAGTAAGTTCCAGCCGGTCCCTTGCAGCCAAACCGAAGGGTGATCGTCTTGGCATTAGCTGAACCGCTTCTGAGATCGGCAAAACGAAAACCCTCAACAGGCGTCTGTAATTGGAATGCATCCAAGGCAAGGATTGAAGTATAGATGCCAGTTGTTGTAATCCGCACGCGATTAGGCGAGCCAGCGGGCGTAACAGCGGCGACTTGAGCTATTGTAAATGGCGGATTAATCGTTCCTGCAAATTGGAATTGGTCAACCGGACAATAGCCATTAGTTGCCCCCGGTGTCGTCCCATTCTCCTGACTGACCATCATCGCGCCGTTGATGATGTAATTCTTTTTAGCAATGCCGATATTTTCACGAGCTTGGGCTTGCTGTGCAATACTAAGCGTTTGTACGCTATACTTTACTGCGTCTGCTGGTCCTTGCGAGACCATCACCCACTGTGACGAATTGCCATCATTGTAGCGCCAATACTGGATGCCAGTATCACTCTCCATCCATAGCGAATTATCGGGTGCGCCAACTGGAGGCGTGTCCGATACCAGTGCGTAAGTCGGCGGTCCAGCAGGGCCGGCTGAACCCGGAGCACCAGCAGCACCCGGAGTACCTGCGGTCCCGGTATCACCTTTGACTCCCTGTGGTCCCTGCGCGCCTGTTGCACCAGTTGCACCGGCGGGTCCAGTAGCACCTATTGGACCTTGAGCACCTGTAGTACCTGCTGGACCCGGAGGGCCTTGAATGTGTCCAATGTTAATCCACGTATTCGTGTCGCTGTCCCAGACCCACATATCACCAGTGGCTAGGACAGTATAAGCATCGCCATCGATGTTACCTGTCGGCGGCAGGTCGCCAACAGTTGGGACTTGACCTTTGACATTGATGCCAGTGCCAGCCGCACCTTGTGGACCTTCAGGCCCTTCCACGCCTTGTGAACCAGTATCGCCTTTGACGCCCTGAATACCTTGGGGGCCGGTATCACCCTTATCACCCTTATCGCCCTTGTCACCTTTAACGCCCGGCACACCTTGTACGCCCGTAGCACCTGTAGCGCCTGTGTCACCCGTATCACCTTTGTCGCCTTTCTCACCCTTCTCTCCAACAGTGCCTGTAACCACAGCCCAAGCAGCAGTCTGGCGAGCATATTGCTGACCATCAGTTGGAGCTTCAGGCAAGGCACTATCGGTTAGATTATTAATTTGGGTTTGGAGATAGAACAACTCATTCGTGTGTTCAGCAAGCACACCATCTTGATCGTCATTATCATTGTCAATTCGATTAATCTCAGTAGCTTGATCTTCTGCAAGTTGTTCTGCGGCATCTAAGCGCCCATCCAATATCTCAATCGCGACTTGAACGTTATCCGCGTTGTCGCTTCCGCCTAGATTTGTTTCATCATCGTCATAGGTAACATCAATCGCTTTTGGCGGATTAGCCTTAATATCAACGATAAATGTCCAATATTCTTCATCATCTCTAATCGTTGCTGGTGCTGACGAACTCGTATGCTCTAATCCACAAAGAGCAATAATGCCCTGATTCTCAACTGTAACCATATCGTTAATAAAATAATGTGTATCGTGTCGCCATTCACCCCTCGGTGAGATGCCAACAACAATATGATTCCAATACGTTGGATGATTCGCTCGATCTTGAGCAAACGTCGTGGGCAGATCTGCACTTGTGTGAGTCACACTACAAACATAATATGACTGATTTGCCGTATCGATTACAGTCATGCCCACTTCGTATAGGGTCTTATTCGTCCAGACACGAGTGTCCACACCCTGATACAAGGACATAAGCAACATATCAATCGTAACGAAGTCTTGGTTCACTAAGTCGTGCCAAGGCCCCATCCGAAAGTCAGGAAGATTGAGCTTAAAATGTTGCGTATATTTCGTTGTCATTTGCGACGTTCCAACTTATCCAAACGAGCTAGGATTACATCAAGAACATTCTCAGTCTTAGCTGGTGCAGGCGGTTCGCTGATTTTGCCTGTCTCAAGGTCAAACTCTTTGTTAGCATACTTCTTTATTAGCTCATCTTGAGTAAAAGGATAGTCACCTTCAAGTTCGACTACACGATGACCGGCAGGGAACAAGGCAGTCACATCTTTGGTCGGTGCAGAAATTACTAAAGGACCATCTTCCACACGCGCTGCAATTGTCAGTTTAAGACTGTCACGTTTAAATCTATCACCCCTAATATACTCATACCAATCAAAGTCATCGCTTTTACGTTTAGCAAACATAGCACCCAGCGGTGCCTCTCTTGGCAAAACGCTTGGCCTGTAAACAATCCACACACCATGATCGATCATCAAACATATCCTACTGTGAACCAACTGGTTGTAAGGAGTTGTAAGTAGCGATATCTGCCATAGACGAACCCTACGCGGGAATCAGGAAACACATTGAATTGCATACCAGTAACGACAGCACCGCCATACGGCTCATGCATGGAGTTGGCAGGACCAGCATTGTCACCGGCAAAAGCCAATCTTCCATTGGTAACGAAATTAGTCGGTATAGGTAGCGAATCATTACTTCCCCATAGACGGCCATTAGCAGCATGAACGGCTGGCACACCGGAGAATGTAACATTGCCATTGGCATCGTGATACATATAGTGATTTTGGGCAGCATTCAGGAAGATAACACTAATGTTTGGATTTCCGCTCCAGCCACTAACATAAAGAGCACCACTTGTAGCGTTGACAGTCGCTGCATTAATACCACCGGCTGCATTTAACGCCCCATGAAAACTAGCAGAACCGTTACCGATTGTGCCGTATGTAATTGCACCGCCCTGAGACTGGAAATATACTGTACCATTCCCCGGAGGTCTTATAGCTGCATTACTTGCATCCATATAATAGCCAAGTGCAGCACTGCCACCGAATTGGGTAGATACATTATCAGTCGCAGTAAAATGTCCTGCGACGCTTGTGTCTTTTCCCTCTACAGCAGTTAATCGATTATCTTGGGCAGTATTCACATTCTGTATTGCTGTGATCTGATTCCCTTGTGCAATGTTTACGTTATCAAGACCTTTTATCTGCGTCTCAACATAGTCAACTGCGTCTTGGACATTTGTCTTTGGGATGTGAGATGCACTATTTGAATACGAAACTGACATAGCAGTTACAGTGCCAACGTCAGACATATCAAGTAGAAATACCCAATTAACCTTATCGTCTATAATCGAGCCTGTAGACGTACTTGTATGTCTGACCTGACATAATGCCATAATGCCACGAGCAGAATCATAGGCAAGATCATATGGGAAGTAATTTGTACTCTGTACCCACTCACCTCTCGGAGCAAATCCAGTTAACAATCTTGTCCAATATGTTGGGTGTGCTGCGCGATCTTCTGCAAACGTGCCACTAGCTGCACTCTTATGTGCGATAACACAAAGCCAGATTGTTGCATCGGTATCGTCCAGAGCATTATCACCTATATGATAATCATGTGCGTGTACCCAAACTGCAACGTTTGCTGCTGAAAGTGCAGTGAACAACAACGTATCTAAAGTCGTAAAATCGTCATTGATAAGGTTATGCCATGGCCCTTGCCGAAAGTCCGGTAGAGCTAATCCGAAATTCTTTGTGTACTTTGTAGTCATGTTGTGTGTCTCACACAGAGTTATCGGACAAAGCCAGTTGTCTTGTTGCGAGCGTACAAGAATGACAGATTGACAATCTCAAGCTTCTTAGTCGTAGAACCCCAGAGCTTAAACTTGATCGACTTAAACTTTACAGGCACACCAAAGAGTCGCGGATCGCGGCTCCGTCGGCCCATACCATAGCCAGAAGGTCCACTCGTTTTTGGATCGATGTTAGCATCATCGAAGCCGTAACCATAGGCGTCGTTACCGACAAATTCCATCGATGCTGCGGGAGCATGAATAACGTTGCCTTCAACATCTTTATAGAGATTATCTACATAACAATCGAAGATGAACTCACCGTCGCCTTTTGTCGCTATGCTTACGTACCGGAGTTGTTTTAATTTCATAGGATCTTTGCCATCGATCCAAGGTAGCTCCATTTCCAATGTGATCGCGCGTCCTTCGTACAATACCCACTCCAATGGGTGGTTCTCCCGTTCCTGTTCGAACGTGATGCCAGCCGGTTTCGAATTTATCCCCGTTCCCATCCATTGCCATACCTCGTTCGTAAGAGTATCCAGAACCAATTCGCCCGGATCGTATGCCTGCGCTCCAGTGACAAACACAGAATCACGGTCATTGATACGATCAGCGTAATGATTCTCGCCATCAAACGTATTGTTGCCACCATGGAATATCTTTGTTCCCTTGGTCAGATACAATCGGCCAAGGATTGTCGTCCATGCTGCTGCCCAATCCATATCTTCGAACTGGGACCATGCATTCATCTTCAAACGTGTATTAAACGTATAACATAACACTCTGCCTTCAGGCATGAACAACAAGAAATCATTATTCAATCGATCAAACGCAGCAAATGAACGATTCAATTGTTGATCGTCGGTAAGCGCACCAACGATTTTTCGATACGTGGGCGATATAGCCGTCGAAAGAAAGTCCGAAGTGATTGAGTCCGGCGAGTATAGATTTCGCTTGGCACTTGCCAGACCACTAAGACCACAAAACATAATGTCATTCTCAACAGTAACAATAGTACGATTGCCCAGAATACCAAATTGAGGGAGCGTGTCTGGGAATTTCGGCGTGTGGTTATCGGCATCGTCATACTCACCGAGCTTAACTTGCAGTGTAAGGTTCTGAAGAAACACAAGGAGATATGTGCGAAAGCCAGCAATGCCTCGTATGCTGGCTGCGCCTTCTGGAGCATACGCACCTACGTCGATCGAGATAGCATCGTTCGGTTCGGTATCACCGGGAAACACACCCGAAGTGCCCTTAGAGCTAATATAAATCTCAGTAGGCTTACGCTTGGTGATCGTGATCACGCCAGTAGTCGGCGGAACCAAAGCAGTCTCAACAATGTTCGCAACGCAATGGTAGTTAGATGCCACACAGCCAAACTTACCAATCGGGGTATTAACGTTGCCACCGACAGGATCACCAAGATAGTTAACCGTCATATCCGGCTTGACTTCAAGTGGCTTAGTTTTACCCGTATGAATAATTAAGGTATCCTTAAACGCAACGAAGCTAACCTGCTTAAACAATGGTCCTTCTGGAACTGTGTTAGCAGGAAACCCAGCCCAAATGACTTGCTTGACTGATCCATCTTCGTTAACCTTCAGCACATAACCATCTTCACAGAAGATAACATTCCATGTGTTGTAGTACGTTCCATCAAGGATATTGGCGTTGTGAACATCTCGTATGTCACACACAAAATGCTGCCCAAACCGGACAGCCTGTGCGCCTGACGTTGTTCGATGAAAATTAACCAAGCTAACTTGATATGACGGCTTCATTGACAAATCTTCGTCAATGCTATTCCAGCCGCCACCGAAGCCTCGCAAGGTGGACGAATCCAACTTCGAGGCAGGACGAGCTTTCTTACTTTTCTTAAACGCACGAACCACGGACAGCCTCCAAACCTCAAGGGTTTGGACTTGTTGGATACCAGTTATATGGAACTCCGCCGCCCGTTTTGTTCGGGGTAATCTTCCTGCGTGCTAGGTTGCCTGTGATTTCAGAGAACCTATCATCTGCAAGATTTTGCTGATCCTGAGCTGCGCCCGCATTGATATCATCGCCGGAAAGCGTCATCCATGCAACTGCATGAGTGAGCATGTCCTCATCGAGGTCCATAACATCATTCCAGTCCCAAGGATTTTGCTTACCATCCTCAAGATAGTTTCTGGGATAATGCCGCCAGCAGATAACAACTTTGCCAGTGGTGGTCGGAGGAATGATCTGGATACGCTTGAACTGATATTCAGGATCAATCGTAGGCAGCGCCGTCCAGAACAAAGCACTCGTTCCACGGAGCGAGTTAGGATTGCGTCGTCGATCTAAGATCGGAATTTCGAAGTTGGAGTTCTCAGGGAAAACTGAGAATATATCCTCGAAGTCCTTCAAGTGTTGGAATACTGGATCGATGATCTTTCCATATACTCCATCAAGCTCTACGAGCGACCAGCTTGTAAACTGATCCCAAGGATATTTCTTGTGAAACAGATTAAACGCCCGGATGCAGTCGCGAAACATACGATCATCTGCGTATGTCTGCACACCTGCACCCGGCACGTCGCCAAGCAATTCTTGAGCGTCAGTAACGATCTCTCGGATTGTCTTGGCCATGTTGTGTGTCTCACACTAGATTGCGTAAGCCTTGATACCGTGTAATCCGCCGTTATTGTTCGCATTGACGGCATTGTCAGCACGAATACTAATCACGAACTCTTTAATCCCGTCCGGTGCTGCGGTCGGGATGTACTGCCCACGCGGATCACCGCTAGTTGCAGTTGCAGGATCGGTCTGATCAGGCGCTACCCACTTTGCAAAAGCAAAATCGATATGGACGTTATTTTCCTTCGCCCATTCGATCGCCCCTTTATACGGCAGCGATAGGTTCGCACCACGTACCACAGTAATAGCTGCGGGAGCAGTGGTGTGGCCGGGCATACCCCTCGCACCAAGAATGCGGTAGAAGGGCTTCTTCCCGGTAGCGCCTGCTACGGCGAAATCCTCGACCATAGGCTGCCCGAGGTAGTCCTCACCGAAGACACGGATAGAGGTGGAACCTGTCGGAGCGGTTGTGACCGCCACAACAATGTTCCGCCCATAAGGCGTATCACTCAGAATCAACGGATCGGTCAGGAATCCTGACTGGTTCGCTGGCATAGCAATCGGAGTGGGAGTGCCGGGGGCCAGTGGACGCCCAAGGCTAAATACACTGCCTTCATTCGTGTTGAGAGCAGTTGAAAATTGCATACCGGGAACATACGTATTGATTCCCTGCATGAAGTTTTGACGGTCACGAAGCATATCTCAATCTCCTTTAAGCTGCCCGCTCATCTTCGTCGGGATCGCGTGGAACATGATCACCTACTTCAATCTTCCCACGAGCTTCAGCAAGGTTGATAACCATCTGCTCAAGCTCACGGTAACTAGCGGAACGGAGACTCTGATCTTGGGACATGAACATCTTCCCAAGCGGACTGTTCGGATCGTTCAGACCTTCCAACTGGATGATCTTCGGTTCCTTATGAAGCTGGTAATGACGAAGCATGGCCATGGATTTCACCCGAATTGCATGGCCACGCGGGAAATATACAAGGTATCCCGCGTCTTCGTCTACAAGCTTCTTCTTGATACCATCTTTGGTCCAGAAGTGCTTCTCGCGCTTGATCGAGCCCTCTTGCTTGACAACCACGTAAGCGAGCCTCGAACCATTGAGAATACCAGAAACAGCCATTTAAGTCTCCTGTGTGTCTCACACGAACTACGAGTTCGTGAGATAAGCGTGGGTGCGGTATTGCCTCCACGAACAAAGCTGACCTTCCCAAACAACACGGCGGCCGGTGGCATCCATGTTCCACGGGGACGAAAGCTTCTTGATCTTCATGTTTGCTCCACGCAGAACATGCAGGGTGAGATACTCTTCGTTCACGAAGTACGCATCATTTGACGCAAGTTTTTCATCAAAGAGAAGCGGAACCCCGTTGTGGGTAGTACCAGAGATTCCCAGGTTGACAAGCTTACGGCCTGTGCCGGAATCCTTGAGCTGAATTTGCTGCTTGTCTCGCGCCGCAGCTTTGTGCATTCGGTAGATATTTCGACCGGCGAAAATAACTGTCGGTCGAGGGGAAGATTGCCCATCGGTCGAGCGGTTGAGGTCAAGTTCAATGATATCATCGAAGGCTTCTTCAATGTTCTCCGGCGAAAGCGTACCGTTGAAATCATAGGAAGAACTCCTCCACTGAGGCTCAGTGCCGAGATTGATTCCGCCTACTGAACCCACGGTAGGATCAGCAGGAATAAGATTCCCAAGACCGTTAGGATCAGAACCTGTTCCGACAGAGGTGTGATACTTCGCGAACATTCTCTTGATCGATTCATCAAGAGCCTGAATTTTCCCCTTGAGGATCTTAAAGATTTCTGCACGGCCCTGATTTTCATCCTCTTCCTGATCGGAAATGATGAGGGAGCCAACCACGCGGGACATATAATATTCCACAGTGCTGAACTCATTCGTCTGATCGATAGAGACAGTATCATAATACTGCATCGACTGGACGTTCGGGTTAAGACCCGTAATCAAGGGGTTGGTGATCTGGGGACCACCATCCTCAGTGACAACACGCTTTTTGGCGTGCAAATAGGCACTGACCGTGCCACTGATCGCGGAAGCCATGATGAGCTTGGCCCGCGACCTATCCAACATCGAGTGTACAATTGTATCCAGAACCATAGCTTCACCTGTCTGTGTGTATCACACAAGTTACCTACGAGCGGTATTGCCGAGGACTTCTCGTATGATAGCGTCGTATGACATACTTGGGTGTGCGGGGCCAGCGTTAGCTCCACGTCCCATGTCACCACCAGATGGGGCCATACCCTGCCCATTCGGTAGACTCCGTGAGGGTGTCTCACGGGTGCCACTTAGCCGCTGCCTCTGACTACGGGTGGGGGGTTGCCTTGGATTAACCCCATTCCGCATCAGGTGAAGTTGGATCTTGTCCCAGATTTCTCCCAGTGACATATGCTGAAACCGGGGTTGTTGGAGAACTGCATGGAAGATATGAGTGAAGGGTATAGCCTCTCTCGTCTTTCCGAAGAACTCGTTGACCTGACTCTCCGCTTGCCGGAGGTATTGGGACTCGACTTGCTGGTTCTCACGCTCTTGAACTTGTTGATTGGTAAACTGAGCAACCGGAGCAATCCCGGCTTGGATTTCCTTACGAATTTGCTCTACCAATGTCTTGGGATCGATCCCCTGCGGGTCCATTCCAAGCTGACTAATATCTATACCACTTAATGCGGCCCGTGTCAAGAGGTTTTTTAACACACCTACGGGATCAGATTGTGCTTGTTTGTAGTACTGTGCAGCTTCAATCAGACCTTCTTTTGGGAGTTCAAATGCGTTGATCTGACCAACATAAGCTTTGAGGTCACTAAGCTCCTTTTCAAATCCAAGGCCAATCTCGACGGCACGGTTGAGTTTCTGACGCTCACCCTGCATCTGGTTCTGTATGTTTCCGGTTGCTGCACGTATGTAATCACTCGCCTGTTTGTGAACACGCTGGTAAATACGGGCCTCAGAGCCCGCTCGCGCAATAAGTTCCCCGGTTCTCGTATCAACAAGGTTGCCCTTTTGATCTTGTCTAAAAGTCGCCCGTGGATCAAACTTAAGCGTATTTTGTTTAAGCGGATCGGCTCGCTGAGGCGCTTCGCGTTCACGCCCACGAGATTCTTGAGGTTCGCGCTGTTGCCGCTGTTCACGTTGGGCAGGCTCAGGAGATGGTTCAGCTTCATATCCATCTGTTCCCTCATCCGATTCTCCATCACCCCAATCGAGTTCAGCAGTCTCAGGTGCAAGATCTTCATTCGTAAGATTAAGTGATTCCTTGATCACCTCCATGCCAACACTGTCGTCGCCGTCTAGTCCGCCTGCCATTTTATTCTCCTGTGTGTGTCACACAACTATTGCATCGTGGGTGGGGGGCCAGCTTGCGGAGGCCCTCCGGGTGGTGGAGCACCGGGAGCACCTTGTGCGCCCACGGCTTGTTTAAGGAGTTGTGCAATCTGCTCAGGGGGAGCCCCGGCAGCGTGCATCTCGATAACTTTCTTCTTAATCTCAGGCGGCAAGTTTGCCAACTCTGGAGGAATACCTCCCGGAGCACCGGGGGGCGCTCCGGGTCCGCCTCCAGCCCCAGCGGGCGCTCCACCACCCGGTTGGGGTGGCGGTGGTCCGTTCTGGCCGGGCTGCGGTGGGGCTGCGGCACCTGTGGAGTTGCCGCGCATCATGTTCATTTCCATTTCCTTCTCCATCAAGTCCCAATCCTCGGGCTTGATGACAACCTCAGTGAAGGCTTGTTCAAGAACTCTCAATGCCACTTTCATTGAGGTCATAGGAGCGGCAGAAGCAAACTGTCCGATAGCTTGAGCAACTTGGATCGCTTCCTTCTTCTTGAATACGCTATTCGGTTTCTCACTCGTACCGGGAACGATATCGAGCGCAAACCTCTTGTTGTATTCTTCGAGCGACATATTCTGCCAGCCTTCGGAAAGCTTTTTACCAATCAATCCCTCCACCTCAAGCTTGCTCATGTTTTGTACGCATTGCTCCAGTAGAGCTTTGCATAAGTCTGCCATGACATCTTCAACAACTTCAATCTTAGCTCCAACAGACATTCGAGCTGCATCTTGGTAGCTTTGAACTGATGCTTCATTAGTGTTTGTCTTATACTGAACGCCTCTAATTGCGTCTGAAGTATTTGAGATTCGATTGATAGAGTTGATCGTAGGTTCTTTGTTGAAGAGGGCTTCGTATTGGAGGCTGGGGGGAGCAAGGGCTTCGAATACGTCACCAATTTTCGATCCTTCAGGTACTTTGACACCGACGACCGACTGCTCATCAACAAATCCCCTCTTAACGGCTTGCATCAAAAGCTCTGCGTCAGCTTGAGACAATTTGTTTGAGTTATAAAAGAAGAAGTTAAATATCGAATTTCTAATCCGACTTACCTGCCGGTTGATCTGATTGATTTCATCCTGTTGATCAAGATAGTAACTTACTTCGCCAACGGTTGTAGTTTGTCCAGTAGACAGCCCGAATCCAATAATGAAGTAAGGAAAAAATCTCGTTGTTTTAGTATAGTTGTCCCATACCCAAAGTGGATATGTCCAATCATCAGCCGCGAACAAGGCTGTTCGTCTGGTGGCTTTGTCCCAAACCATCCAACACTCAGTATAATACAAAGACCGATACCCGCCGACTTCTTCATTCTCTTGAAAAGAAGTCTCTGCTCCAAGGGTTTCGAGAACCAAACCATAAGCATCATCCTTCGTATTTCCCGAGCCCGACGTGAACACCGCTTTGTGCGATGGCTTAAAAATGTAATAGTAACAGTCTTTGTCCTCACCTTTTCTAGTGAACTTGTGTTTGAGGAAGTTCGTGGGAATGAAACACCTTTCGGCCATCCATCCCGCATCCGTACCATCCGGCATCTCTGATACAGGATCAATCACAAGGTTCTTAGCCATTACGTTCTTGAGCTTTGGCCCACCAGACTCAAAGACATTTACGACCGACTCGATTGCAGCGAGCTTTCCGTATGCGTTCTCTAAAGCTTTCGCGTTCTTCGCTTTCTCGATCTCTTGCGTAACTTCCATCAGTGATTGCATTGCAGAGTCTGACGAATCGGCCTTCAGCACGTAGTCCAGCTTCAGCACTCCGTAATTGGTCATCAAGGCTACGCCAACCGCCTTTTTTACCTTGGGCTTGCAGTTTAAGAGGTTTTTGCCCTTCAGAAGGGCATTGAGAAGATTGTGAGCACATTCTGCGAATTTCTCGTCCTCTTTATCAGTGGTATTAACGGCAATGTCCGGGTCACGCCCATACACTGCGGGCAGCATAACGTTAACGTTGGAATAAACCACGTTCTCGGTAATGTCACCTCGGGAGAATGTTCCCTTAGAGCTACTTTGTATTTTAACTTGGTGGTTATTATAATAGGAAAAGCACTGCTCCCATGCTTCGTAAATGAGTTCATTGGCTTTTAACGATGAGTCGATCATCGTCCTCCACAGGGAGCCGTAAGCTTTGCTTACCGGAATCTTGGAGTCAGCATATACCTGATACATCGGAACCTCTTTAGGTTCCTTTGCTTTCGGTTTCTTGCCATCGATGATGTCGTTGACATCGAAATCGTCACCAACCGGATCGTCATCGTCGTTCATGTCTTTATCGAACTCATTTGCCATCTTGTGTGTCTCACACTAACGGTTGTCACACCGAGAAATCTGAACTAATGTCCGCGCCAACATTTTGCATTCGCCCCGTGCATTGATCGCATCGACCTCTGCACGAGTATAGAAGATCTGCTCTCTATCTGTAACCATACATCCGCTGAGTGTCAGCGCCAGCATTAAAAGTGTGAAGCCTTTCATTGCCGCCTCCCCTCGATCTTGTTGCGAACCTGATCACAGGTTTCTACAACCGTGATGAATTTTCCATCTACTAAATTGATTACGCATTTAGCCCCCTGTACAAGGTTCTTATTCGGTTGACCCGGAGCACCTTGTTGCATGCTTGTTATTAACTGAGGGTTTATTACAACCTCGGCTCCAGTCAAACTATGAAGAATGATTAGAGCCGTAACTGCATTCACCTAACCGGGCTCCCGTAAAGACTAATCCCCAACAATCCGATTAGGATGAATAGTATTAGCCAACTTCCAAAGGGTGCCCACGGGTAATTTCCCACTGGTCTCCATGGGTTCATCCCCGCTATACCAAAGATACCGACCAGTACGTAGATTAACCAGAACCAGATATTTGCGCCCATCGTATCCCTCCTTGTGTGTCTCACACAGGTTATCAAAAAGCTCGCCTTGCGTGCTTTCCATCGTCGTCAGTCTCCATCCAGAACATATACTTCGGAATGATCTTTGACTTAGGAATATCTATCTGTGCAGGTTCGGGCTGGTGGGAGAGCATATACTTGAGAGCATCCATTGCATGGTCGTCACGGTCAATCGGTCGATCGATGTGCTCCCCCTGTGAAGAACGATCCCAATAATAGTTTGTAATCTCATCGGTGAGATAGTCCAAATCATCGACAAAGTACAGAAGCGGTCCCGGAGACTTTCCGCTGAGGATGTGCTCATGGGAAGGCTGTTCTGCGAGGTAAGCTGCAACCTTTGCAACTCCCGTGATAATATCGTTCGTAGCCGGTCGGCAGTCCATTCCGGCATCTGCGAGTAGCTGCGATATAGGTGTTCCAGTATCAACGTGCTTCTCGATAACCTTCTGGCGAAAGATGCTAGGATCTGCCCTGATCGATTCATCCACGTTGATAAGATGAGCGTATTTGTTCCTAATCTTTTGAACTCGATCCGGTTGTCTGGTGTAGTGAAGATTCCTCTCATAGAATCCATCCAGTATAACGACTCTGCCCCAGTCATCCACGAATCCAAAAAGATAACACGAAGGAGAGGATATCCCGAAATCGTATCCCTCGATAGCTTTGACACTGTAGTTTTTCCTCTGTAGTTCCCACAGATGGTTCATGCATTGCTCTCTTGAGAGCAAGTGTTTATCCTCTTCATACTCTTGATATACAAGACCCTCGTATGCTGCCCATTTGCCCTCAAGGAACCTTTTTCGCATCTGGCCTCGGTACGACGCCTCCAACGTGCGAATGAAATCCTCTGTAAGATTTTCTTTATTCGCGTAGGTCGCACCTTCAATAAGATCAATGATCGGCACTCCTGTTACAGGATGAACCAAAAGCTGATCGACCTTACGGCCTGACTTCTTATAAATCTGAAGAGGCTTAATCAATTCTTTGTAAACCCAATTACTCGTTGGGTTGCTCGTCAACATCAACCATCTCGGCCCAGAGTCCGGCATGGTGGTATCTTCTGGTCCTTCAGGACGATAAGGTGCCTGTCCACGCAAACGTCCCATAAGATCAAGAAGGTCTTTATGTACGATTTCAGGATCTTCAATTTGATCGATGCCGATCCAATCATACGTCGCTGAGAGGAGATTCGATGTGGTTGATCCATCAACATTCTGCTTACCTCTCTGCGAGATATACCGAAAGTTAATAATCGTGCCATTCTTCAAATAGCACGTATTGTCGTCCTGCGTCGGCATCTTCTTGATCCAGTCAGGAGGACACCACAAAAAGAAAACCTTACGCAAGGTGTCGTTGAGTTTTGGGTATGTGCTTCGGCCAAGGAGTCCGTTCGATCCGGGGTACTCCACACAAAGCTTTAATGCCTTTATTACGAGGGCCGTTGTTTTCCCATTCGCAAAACCACCGCCGAAAAATTGGATCTTGTGCCGGGACTGATCGAAGTCCCAGTGTATCGTATTCTTTCGGAGTTTGTAATTGTTCTGCGACATGGAAACTTTCTGTGTGTCTCACACAGCCACTAATTGAGACCAATACCATAAGAGTACTTAACCCAATCAGTAACAGCCAAACCTCCTTGCGAGACAGGGGGTACGGCCACATAACATCCTTGATCCGTGGTGTTAATGACGATCTCGCCTGCGTACCGGGGCATATCCAGCGCAGCCACTTTACGATTCGGTGCCACATACGAAACGTCAATTTGCCCCGTTGCTTTGTTGATCGCTGTCGCCATCGTCGCCTCCCATTTCAGAGTTAATCTCAATATTCATGCTCTTGCCGGTTCCGTATTCGTCCAATACCTGAATACGAAGCACATTCTTGAGGCTGACTTGTTTCTCCGCCACCATCTTGGGGTTGAATCCGCCTCGGTCCATGATGTCAATCGAAGCTCGTAGACGGTTTGTCTCAACTTTACCGTTACGCGAGACGTGTGCAATCGTGTCGAGGGCACCGTGTGCATAAGCGGCAATGCGATGTGTGACATTCTCACTTTCCGCACTGATAATCTCCGTACCAATGAGTTCGAGATACTCACTATACGCTGTGTGAGCACGAATTTCCTCAACATCTTGGGTTGAGCATTTCAATGCTTGTGCTATCTCACGATCACCCACACCAAAAAACGTGTACATCATAACCGCACCTACTGCGTTCATGATGTTAGTTTGGCCGGGTAACTCATTCATATTTCGTCTGCGTTTCGCTCGAAACGCCACTGGATTGATTTTTGTCTCTTCCTTCAGCCGAGGAAAGTAATCCTCTGGATACGAAGGCGCAATAAGAGACCCGTTTGGTGCTACAAACGGATCTCCTACGCGGGCAAGCACAGGAACGGGACTGGGGGTCGGGTCTGCCTGTGCTCGCTTTATTCTGGGTTTATATACCCGAGCCATTAACGATGCCTACGTCCACGCTTGTTCGGAGTATTGTCGGTCCCTTCGACCTCTTCCATGTCGTTCTCTTCGACTTCATCAGGCGTAGTACGGTAGAATCGCGGGTCATTGGAATCGTTCGCCTGAGCTTTTTCACTCTCAGCAGGAGATAGAACCGTGCCTGAACGACTTCCAGTCACGTTCAACGCCTCCGGTGGCGGCTCCTCTGCACCATTGCTGACTGCAACGTCGGCAGGATGGTTGCCCGAGAATCCCTCGACGTAGAGTACAATAGACTCTCGCGTGGCGAGGGCTTCCTCAGACTCCCCTTCGTTTGCGACCAAAGCACCATTTTCGTCGAATTTATAGTCCGGTTTGCTCGAAAGTGCGCCCTTCATAGCGTAAATCCTCCAATTTTAGGTACAAAAAGAACCTTGTGTGAGACACACAAGGCGTTTTATCGTGTTCCGAGGGGGTTTCGATCTAGATTTGTAGCTTGTGGTCCGGAGTTATTCGCCATAGTAAGCACGTTACGAATGTCAGTTACGTCTTGTGCGGTTGTATTGCGATTAACAACATATGTCTGCACAACGGGCCGAACTCCACCAAGCTCAGGCGAAGCCTGTATTTCTGCCGTCCAATATGATGCCAACACTCCAGGTGCCTGACCCAAAAGCGAATCCAACACCGATCGAAGTGCAAATTCGCCCTTGTTACTGAGCAACTGAGCGATGCGTCGAGTCTTCTCATCGCTAATATTCAGTGCGCCAATCGATGAGATATCACCGCTGTACTGAGCGTGCATCCCACCCTTAACTACTGCTGTGTACCTCATTCTGACCTCCAAAAACAGGAAAGGCCGGAGAGGTTGACAGGAAAACAACCTCTCCGGCCTAGATCATGATCGAACCCTGAACGCTCTATCATGTGTGAAACACACAAGAATATCCAGATGCATGACTAACTGGACAAGAATGTAAGTTCCACCGACTCACATTATACTAAATGTCAATATGCGTGTCAAGTAAAATCTTTTGTGTGATACACACAACATATAAAGTGCGACATATTGTCGCAGGCATGGAACCCGATACGATTTTCCTTGACAAACTCAATATTTGTTCGTATAATCCTTCCTCGTACCCCAGAGACCTTTACGTATATGTTTGGGGTAGGGTAAGATGCGGAGGATCGGTGCGGAGCCTCGTTCCATCTTGTATGTGACACACAAACTCAGGAGAAAATGCATGAACTCCATATGGGATAAGCCAAAGAAGGAATATTGGGAACTCACGCAAGCCCAAAAAGATTATATTGATATGCAATCTAAGCGACAGAAAGCTAGATATGCTACTGCTCAACAAGAGAAACGACGCAAAGAACGTAGCGATTATAAGACTCGAATGCTTATCAAAGCTGAAAAGATAGCCAACGGAACAGTCTATCATGATAGTGTAGCTGTTATTCACTGGGTAAAAGACACTCCGCACAGCCTTGCAATCCAATTTACGAGGTGGAAAAATGCCAAATAAAGACGATTTCGGCCTCGAATCCATGCGGAAACTATCCTATTTCGTTGTTGGTGGTATGGTATTAGGTGCAATTATAAGTGGAATAATCGCTTATTACTCACTGCGCTGACAACCCGCCCTCTTTTATTCCTTAATGCACCAAAGCAAATGGCCTCAGTATATAAATACTGAGGCCATTCTTTATTATAAAGGACTAGACCCAAAGTCTAATAATGTCCTTCATCATTAATTAAGAGTATACCGCCGTAAGGCGCGGCTGTCAAGCGTTATTTTTACTATTATGTAAGCTGATTCATTAAAAGTGTCTTGTGTGTATCACACAGAGTGGGTATGAGGCGTAGCCTCTGTGTTGTTTGTTTTCCACACATACGCAACCCGCCCCAAGAGCGTCCCCCCTTTTTGTCAAATCACGAATTGTTACAGGTTTTGGAAATGGGCGGGGGTACGGGGGGTATGCGCTACACGCATAGCGGAAATAAGTGAGTGATTTCAGATACTTAGTGCAGTGCAACATGGGTCTAAATTTCGGATAATCCTAATTATCACTTTTTGTTACATTGTGCAGCGCACACATTGGCGCGACCACACTCCACTTCTGAGAATCCGAATAGGCCCGATTGCATACCAATCCCGTGTGAGACACACAAACGTGTCAATAGTTATTATTGCATAGGTGCTATGCGAGATTATGCTTGACAGGATTTGGGGAACCGCGCCTTTTGGCGCTGTAACAATCTGTTACTTGACGGAAAATGTGAGCAATATCAACGACTTAAGCGACCTCCACAAATGGGCGCTGGTGCGTTAAAAACGAGTGCCTGTCACTTGGTAGCAAATAACGACAAAATCGCTGTACGAGGCTCTAAAGGCCAGCAAACCTGTCAACTACCTAATGCGTGTAATTTGGCGCATGATGCAACTAAAGAGGGCATTTCTTCCGCAAATCAGAAATTGTCCCCAGGAATCGATTCGGATTTCCCGAAATGACACTATTCGGCCAGGTATCAGGTGCGACAATGTGTCGCAGTATCAAAATGATATCAGACACATTTGCGCCATAATTGACGCGTTAGATGGCCTTTCTACAGGTTACGTCGCGATTGAGTTCCAAGTTTCGGATTTCCCGAAACGACTGGTCCCCGCTTCGGGTTCTTTGAAATTGTAAATCAGGTTTGCACTGCCTCTCGATTTCCCTTGTGTGTCTCATACAAGATTGGAAAATCCGAAATGGCTGTTCTGCGAAATCTCAAACAAGATGCTGAAATTGAACTCGCCCGCTTGCGAGCTGAAAATGAAGCATTGAAAAAGTCTCAAACGAGCATTCGTTCTCTATCGCTCAAAATTGGCGATAAGGGAGGTTTGAGCGTTTATGGTCTGGGTCGTTTCCCCGTCACTCTCTATAAAGAGCAATGGGAAAGGCTCTTAGACCATAAAGACGTGATACTTGCCTACATCGCCGACAATGGCGCTCGCATGAAAACGAGGGATTAAGGCAATGGATGAGAGTTCAATCAAAGTTTTGGCTAGAACGATCGTTTGTAAAACGATCGATGTTGTCCTCTGCGAAATCGAAAATGAAGCCACGCCATATGTGACGTGGCTTCACAACAAGTATGATGGTGGCTATCACTTAGGCCATTATTACCGAAATTCCGAAATGGCTCGCAATGATTACGAAATGCGAGTTTTACAGAAAACCCTGAAATTCTGAAAACCCGATACGCTTGGGAAATCGAAAGGCAGTGCAAACCATAGCAAAAGGAAATGAAAACATGACTTCCGCAAATTTTGAACGCGCGTTGAAAAATGAAATTCAACGCTTCCGATCAATGTTCGCAGAACACAACTCGCCCAATATCAATATTACGATTACTGCTAGTGGGCCAGTTGATCATGGTGACGTGGCAATCACGTTCTCTATTGGCGAAAGCCAATGGGGTGACGAAAGCGTTAAGGGTTCAAGCCTTGACCATTGCGCGTCCGAATACTTTCGCCGCAAAGGCTGGAAACGTGCCCATGATTACTTGGCGCTCCCATACTTTGAGCCGGAAGAAAACTAAGCACACAGCATTCCGCTTGTGTGTCTCATACGAAACTCAAAATCAGGAAAAACGACCATGAATAAGCTTCTCATTTCCACCGCCATTGCTTTCGCGCTCTTGACTGGCTCCGCTTTCGCCAAGCAAGAAATTGACGTTAAGCGCACCATTTGGGAACTTTCTGATTTCCCGAAATTGGAAGAGGGAGCGAAAGCGGTATGCACTGGCAAGGCTGTGCTGTCCCCAAAGCTTGTTGCGGCTTGCAAGGCAAACCAGTTCCCCAGCGTCACCAAGGCTGGCAAATTTCGGAATGTCGGAATTGGAGCGGAACTTAATGCTTTGATGGCCCAGCCTAGCGCGGCGAGCGAGTGACAAAAATACCACACTCGACCGTGTGACAAAAATGCGACGTGGCAATTCTGCCACGTCGCTCAAATACCACAGTGACAAAAAAGAGACACCCCGCCATGTGACAAATCTGCCACTGTGTCATTCCTGCAACAACTCAGGTGTGACATTTCTGCAACGTGACATTTCTGCAACACCCCGACCGTGACAAATTTACCACAGTGACAAATCCGCAACACCAAAATGAGGCAAAATTAAGGCAAATGTGACCAAATTCGGCCAAATGTGGCAAAATCAAGGCGGAACTCTGACCAAAAACGCTAAGGTTTTCGGACCTTTGATCTCGTGACGACCGTTTGCGCACAAATCCGTCTTGTGTGACTCACACAAAAAAGAAAATGCTTGACAAACTTGGCGCTTTGCGTCTATTCTGACAACTCATGGTTGTGATACCATGCAAACAGGAGAGAGCATGACAGAAGAAACGATTAAGCCGGAAGGCGAGTTAGCGTTGGTTGTGGAACGGGTTGTTACCAACCACGATGTAGACAGACTGCAATCAATGGTTAGCTTACTGAATACGTTCAACTATGCCGTACAGGTACAGGGAAAACGTAACGAGTGGAATGCCAATGATTTCCGGGCATTCTCTATTGCTCTTTGTGCTATGGATGAGATAGGGCAAAGAGACGCACACTAGCCGTTGTAACAATTCGTTACTTGTGTGCGACACACAAATCTGATCTGATGCAAATACGGTCAATCGACCGGCAACCAAAACAGGAGAGTAGCATGGCAAAGAAGAGCATTCCCGTTTCACCCGCCGCTAAGGCAACCGTAACCAAGCTTATCAAGGAGACTAAAGACGTGGCAGAAGCATCGAAGCAGACGGCCGTAGCCTACATCAACCCCAAAGCCCTCGCGACAGACGTTGGCGAGAAAGCGGTCATGGCATGGAAGGCCACGAAAGACGTGGAAGACCAGATTGCCGATCTGGAAGATCAGAATAACAGGCAGAAGGGCCATGCCCTGAAGATCCTAACCGTGGCTTTCGCGAAAGCCGCAACCATCGATAAGAACATCCGGCTAGAGGATATCTATCTGGAAAAGAGCGAAAAGCTTCGCGATTTGCGCCAGCGTTGCGAGGTGGTTGTGGGTATCAAGGTGGCAAAGACCGGCGAAGATGGTGTCATTCGTTATGAGATGGCCCCGTGGACTAAGGATGTTTTGCCTCAGCCCAAGGAAGATAAGAACCAGCCGGGATTTCAGGCCAAAGAGAATTTCCGGTCCAATTTCGCGGCTGCAATGACGAAATGCATTAAGGCGGCTGATGCTCTGGTGCTTAAGGGCATTCAGGCGGAAGAGGATAAGGTGACGGGCCACCTGATGCTTACCGGCAAGGCTGTCAAGGAACACTTTGACGTTGACAAGGTGTCTCTGAACGAAAAGCGTGAGGTGACGGATAATGGCAAACAGGTCAAGCTTGCCAAGATCCCCAGCTTTACGGAACTGGCTCGTATTGGTGCGGCGGCTCGGAATAAGTCTATTCCAACCCGTGCCCAAAGCGCGAAAGAGGTTAACCCGCTGAATGAGAAAGACGTGATTTCAGCGGTCCAGTCCATCACAACCGCTCTGAGCAAGCTTAAGAGCTTTGGTGATGAGCTTGCTACGGCCATTGAAGCCTTGGTTGAGGCCGGTGAAGATGCTCTGAGCCGTAATGGTGGCGAAGAGGACGCGGAATAAATCAACCGGGCGGCTTGTGTGAGACACACAAGCCGCCCATTTTACAGGGAAGCATGACATGCCAAGAGATTACGAATACGGCGACGACGATTACCACGACGGTTGCGACTTCGCTGACCCCG